GCCAAAGAATATTTATCTTATTAGGGTCTAAAGGTACTTTACCTGGAATAGATGTGCATATTTGAAATTTGTTTAACAAGTCTTTAGAAACATATTTTTCTAAAAATTCATGTTGAATTTCTGTTGCCCCTCTAGCTTCCATGTATTATTTTTTTGTTTTAGCTCCTATAGCACCAGCTCTAGTAACTTTTATTTCAAGATCTTGTCTAAAATCATCACTAGTAGTGTCAGTGTTAGGATCAGCAACATCAGCATCAAAAGCTTCTTTGGATTCGTAAACTTTACCAGTTCTTTTATGTTTGATTATTTCTTTTGCTTCTACAGGTATTTTAGGTATGTCATTCATAATTATCTTCCTTGTCGATTATATTTCTTATACGATCTTTTTTCGGATTTTGAAAGACTTTTTTTATGTCTACCAGGCCGTTTTCGAGGCTTTGGTCTTGGTACAAAGTTTACAAATTTTTGTCTAGCCATTTTCTTGAGATCTATCTAACAATGCATAAGATATAATACCTTGTATTTCATCAGCGGTACCTGCAGTCATTTTTAAAATATCACTAGCTTCTAAAATTAATGTATGATTTATAATATCTTTAGTGGCTGACCCTGTAACAGATTCATTAAATATCCTAAATGTTGAAGAAGCTGATGTATCTGTGACTTGCACATTTAAATTTACAGCACCGGAAGAACCATTGTTAATTTGTATTTGTTTAATTAACACTGTTGCATCAGATGGCGCAGTAAACACACTTATTGTTCCTGTAGAGTTTAAATTTATTCCTTCATTCTTGTATCTAATTGTCATGATATAAACCAGGTAAATGTATCTTGTTCATTTTTTAATTCTTGTTGGTAAGACGTATTTAACTTATCTTGCATAGTTCGTAAAGACTGATTTATTTGTCTTTGATTTTCTTCAGTATATCTAGGAGTTGGTTCTGGTATAACTATATCTACTCTAGCCATGTAATGCTGCTCCTCTCTCGGCGGAGGTTCCTGTGCTTTGATTAGATGTCATTCCTCCATTACCTGTATTATATTGTCCAGCTTTGTAGGCTTCTTGAGCTGTGGGTTGCATAGCCATTATACCTACGGGATAAGTCGTTACATTACCTTGAGGATCGTTAAGTCTTAATCTTCTTGCTTCTTTTTGAGCTCTTCGATTTGCTAAATAATCTGAAATACCTAATGATCTTCCTGTTAATGCAGAAACTAAACCCAGAGGTGCAAAAATTGATGAACCTATACCAAGTATACTGGCTAGACCAGAAGCTTGAGCCATGTTTAAACCTACTTTCCCAGCTGCATAATCTAGGGCTTTATTTTTCGCAACATTTAACGCCATTCCTTTAAAATCAGGTCTCTCTTCTGTAATTAAAGGTTTAATCCCCATAGGTTGTATAGATTGATTCATTATATCTTCTTCCATTATCCCCTCATACCATCTAATTGAACATCTGCTCTAAAAGTTCCAAAGCGCCAATTTTCATCTGTGCTAGTATTTGCAATTTTTAAACTTGCAAATCTAGCTCTTGCCCGTGTGTCTACTTTCTTTGTTGATCCGGTGACCGTGAATGGTCCTAGTGGAGACGATGTTTCTGTATCAGCAGGAAAATCTCTCAACAAAATAGTAATTTGAGCATTACCTTGTATTGTTTTAAAATCGGGTACAAACCTTCTCATGCTCATAAAGAACTCAGCATTTGTGCCATCAGGATTTAAACTAAAATCCCCAGATTCAATAAAAGCTGGTATGGCAGTTTTATTACCAGAGGTGTCTACTTCATTAACACCTTTTTCATGTTCAAAATATTTAGTAGACCCATTAATATTTGTAATACCTTGAACAGTCGGAAACGTAGGTAAGCCTGTAGAATTAAATTCTGTTGCATATGGATTTTCGTAAAGATTAGCATCAACCCAAGTAGTTCTCGATAAAGAGCCAGTCACCCATGTTCCATCTTGGTAATTATAACAAACATATCTATCATTAAAATCAGATGTTGCTTGTGGATAGTACCAACAAATCTCTTCGTATAAATGATTAAGACCCGCATACACTGATTCCCCTGCAGAAAAATTTACTCCTAGATTATTACCATTTTTAGTTGTAAATACAAAATCTTCAACTGCACAAGGCAGTGATTTTACTGTGCCGTCATAAACAAAAAAACCGCCAGATTCTCCCATCCAATAAACAATACCATTAACATATTTCATAGCGTGTTGACCAATACATCCGCAATTAGAACCCACTTGTCTAATAGAAAAGGTAAAGGGTGGTCCAACAAATTGCATTACGTATGCAGCATTATCCGTAACAATAAATGTGTAATCTTTACCATGAACTGCACCTACTATTTTTGTGCCTGAGTCTAATCTAAAAGTTCCTGCTGTATTAACTGAAGTAGGTGTGTAATCAGTTATATCTTCTTGATCTGAAAATCTAATAAACATTTTGTCTTGTGTTCCAGGAGTTCCAATAGTAGTTTCAGTTCCAAACATAATTAAATGTCTATCCCTATCCGAAACTAATGACATAACAGATGCAGTTGGTGCATTTGATATTATTGCTGCTCTGGTAGTTAAAGCATTAGGATTTGAATTAATAGGATTCCAAGAAAAAGATTGACCATTTTTTATAGTAGCAATTAACTGTTCACCAAAATTATCTAAAGACCAAGATGCAGGATCTATTGAAAGAGTTTGTGATAATGATTCAATACCCCATCCTGTAAATACTTCAACACCTGCACCGCTTGAGTGCGCAGATCTAGTTCCCGCTGCAGCTCTTGTAATACCAGTAAGATCGTTTGATGAGATTCCTGTATATGAAATAAATTCAGCTCCTACTTTGATCGTGCCAGTTGATGGAAACCCTGATGTTGATGTAAGAGTAATCGCTGTGCCAGATCCTCCTGTTCCAGCAGTGTCATCTAACAAAGCTCCATTTAATGTGCTAAACACTTGTTGTCCACCACCCCAAAGTCCTGTTCCCCATCCAAATCCAAACGTTGAACCTAAAGCTCCTGGTTTTATGTATGGAGTGATTGTTGCAGATCCTGATCCGTTGACCGTTGTCCCTGCTGCGCTAGACATTGTAATTGTAAACTCGTCACTGTTAGGAACAGTAACTACTTGAAAAGGATTTGTTGTAAAATCTGTGCCTGAATATCCTGCACCTGTTGGAGGAGTCACAGATGAAAAAAGAAAAATATCTCCTGGCTCTAAACCATGTGCGGGTTTGTTTACAGTTACTGTAGTTGATGTATTAACAGTATCAAATGTAATTCCTGTGATTGCTGTACCTAAAGGGGTAATGTCAAAAAAGGCACCTTCGTAATAAATCACTAATACCTTATTTGTGCCTATTGCAGCATATTTTCTACCATCAAGATCAGCCCAAATAAATTGTTCTCTTGCTGCTCCTACTATAGTATTTTCTAAAAGTTGTTCCCAACCACCTATTTTTTCTGGAAGACCATATCTGAACCTTACAAAATCACCATCAGTCCATTTACCTTCAGCTCCAGTCTGAGTGACTTGTTTATTAAATCCAGGGGCTATTTGTACTTTTGTTAAAGGCATAAGGTATTATACCCTAGAAAGAATATTATTTAAATACTGTCTAAATTAAGATATATAACAAGCTTTATGGATCATACTGAATTTATAATGGAGATTAAAAAAATAGTTTCCCCTGAATTTATCAAAATTATGAAACCTTTTATAGATCACAAAGCAAAAAAAAACCTTACAATTTTAAGTGGTATTAATAAAAATATTAGGGACGTAAGAGGATTTTCTTTAAATCTAAAAACTCCTACCAATATATTTTATTGGAATTATGTAAAATCTGAAATACAAAGGTTATATACTTTTTACAAAATAAAGTTTCCACAAATGTCTAGTGAAAAAATTGATCAGATTGATTTGTTAAAATATTCAAGCGGTGGAAAATACGAGGTGCATACAGATCATTATACTACCTCTCCTAGACATTTAAGTATTATTATAAATCTTAATAATGATTATGAAGGAGGTGATTTAATTTTTACAGATCAATATAAGAATGAAATAAAAAGATTAAAGCTAGATAAAGGATCTATAGTATTTTTTCCAAGTAATTTTATGTATCCACACTTAATTGAACCAATTACGAAAGGGACTAGATATAGTATAGTAGCATGGCTGCAGTAGATTATAAATTAATAAAAAACTTTTTTAATAAAGATGAATTAAAAGTTTATCAAAAATATTGTTATAATAGATTAGATCTAAATAAAGATTATGTTATAGGTAATCAATCATTTTCCCCCTCTTGGTATAAAGATCCATTAATGTCTTCTATATTGGAAGAGAAACTTACATTTGTAGAAAAATTATCAAATTTAAAATTATTTCCAACTTATGCCTATTGGAGATATTATATTTTTGGGGCTACATTATTAAAACACTCTGATAGAAAGGCTTGTGAAATAAGTGTAACTATCTGTATCAAAAAATATGATAATTGGCCTATAATTGTTGAAGGAACATCTTTTGAATTAGAAGAAGGTGATGCTGTTTTATATGCTGGATGTGATCAAAAACATCAAAGACCAGGTGTATATAAGGGCGAAGGTATGGCTCAATTATTTTTACATTATGTAAATCAAAACGGACCTTATAAAAATTACGCTTATGATAAATTAAATTAAATACTATGCAATTTAGAATTATTGAAATAACCGAAACAGAAAAATTTCAATTTTTAAAAATTTTTAAAAATGGTAATACGAGTGTGCAGCACTGTATAGAAGACACATATCCAGGAAAATTTTGGAATTCAACAGCACCTGCTGGAAAAAAACCTAGATTTGCAATTATTAGAGAACCTTACGAAAGATTTATGTCTGGACTTATTTATGATGCTGAAAATCATAAAATAAATATTAAAGACATTAACTTTAAAAAAATATTTACAACTAATGAATTTCATATAAGAAACCGTTTATTTGGAAATATTAATCATAGCAGTTCACAAATCCCTTATTTAATGAATACAGGAATTACACATTATATAGACTTAGATGATTTAGATATATTTTTAAAAATGCATTTTGGAAAAACTTTAAATTTATTACAAAATAATTCTAAGGAAAAAACAAAAGAAATAGAAAAAATTTTGGACAAAAAAGAAATATTAAAGTATCTTCATTTAGATAATTTTGTTTATAACTCTATTAAACATTCTCCCTTTTTATGGCAATGGCAACATGGTAAAATTTTCGAATGAAAAATTATAGAATTTTTAAAAACTTTATAAACGAGGAGGAGTGCAATATTTTATCCAGTTGGATTATGGATAATAAAGATAATGTGTTTTTTACAGATGCAAATATGAAAGGTAGAAGATTAACTACTAGATATTCTAATAATTTTAAGTTTCCACCTATTTCCTATCAAATACAAAAAAAAATTATAAAAAAATTAAAATTAAAAAACTTTTATTTAGCTAATTTTAAAGACGGGATGGTTGCTAGTTATGCAGAACCAGGAGATACATGTTATCTTCATAAAGATCCTGTTTGGGTTGAGGATACTATTACCATACATGCAAATATAAAATTATCTAATAATGAGGGTGGAGAGCCTATTATTGAAGATGAAAAAATTAAATTAAATAAAAAAGATATGTGGACATATCCAGTATCTAATGTTAATCATGGTTCTGATATTGTTTTAGGAGAAAAACCAAGGATTATGTGGGTGTTTGGTTTTTCAATTAATAAAAAAACATGCCAATCTATTTATGAATGAAAAAACAGTAAATATTAACAATTTTATTGGTGTATACGATAACTACATAACACCTGAAGAATGTAACAAAGCCATTAAATTATACGAAGATCAAAATAAATTTAATAATACAGTTAATAGAATAGGATCAGAGAAGTCTTCTATACTTCAAAAACAAGATCAACAATTTTTTGCAGCTCCTTGCAATCTTGAAATTTGGTGGGAGGATTTAAAATCAATGATGGTTAATTTTGATTTAGCTTGGAATCATTATATTAAAAATGTTGGAGCAGACGATGCATATGGAGTTCCGTTTAATTTTACTGATTTAAAAATACAAAAAACTTTACCTACTGAAGGGTATCATGTTTGGCATATTGAACATGGTAAAGGACGTAGTAATGAGCCTAGAGCTTTTGTTTTTTCTATTTATTTAAATGATATAGAAGATGGAGGAGAGACTGAATTTTTACATTTTTCAAAAAGAGTAAAACCTAAAACTGGAAGAATACTTATATGGCCTGCAGGTTTTCCGTATGTGCATAGAGGTAATCCTCCTCTATCAGGTGAAAAATATATTTTAACCTCCTGGATGATGTTAAGGTGATAAAAATAATTGATAATTTTTTTAACAATGATGAATTAAAAAAAATTCAAACACATATAACTACTAAAATATGTTTTACTCCTCGATGGCTTACGGGAAAAGAAAAAACAAAAGAAAATTACTATGGTGATAGATTTATATTAAATGAAGACCCTAAATTAAAAGAAATTTTTATTAAACAAGCGGAAAATAAATTTAACATTAAGATAAATAAATTAGAGGATGACAGTGGACTTGATTTAAGAAACTTAGATAATTTTCAACCTCATACAGATGGTATTTACAAAATAAATATTTTAGTAATGTTATATGGCCCTGTAGCTGTTACAAATGGTACAGTGTTTTATCATGGAACTCCAGAAAAGTGTGAATTAGATATGCATGTTGGTTTTAGACCAAACAGAGCTATTTTATTTCCTTCAAATTGGATGCATTCTAGTCATGCAAGTAATGTTCCAAATCTGAAAAGATATACTGCTAGTTTATTTATAATTGATTATGAAGAATAAGAAGTGGGTCTTGCCCCTAATCTAGCGATTTTATCTTCTTCGCTTTCTCCATCAACATTATCATTATCCCAATCTAATTGAAGTTGATTTAAATGTGCTGAATCCCATCTATTTGTAAATTCACTAAAATCTCCTAAATTAGCTTCTGCATAACTACAATGAGGTGTTGTATCTCTATGTTCTACTTCATCAGAGGCTGGGTTAGTACCATGTTGTATAGCCCAAATATTAGAAAATTTAGAATCATTCCAAAAAGCATCATCTTCAATTACATATGATTGTGGACTACCATTCTCTTGTTTTACTGAATGATTCATTATTTTTTTGTCATCAAATATTACAGTCCAATTTGCACTAGTTGCCATTTTTTCTCCTAAGTTTTAATAATATATATCAAAGTTAAATAAGGTTGTAAAACAGAAGTTGAATCACCAGTAAATGTTGCACTCATATTGTGTTGGTGTCCCGATCCAGAACCTGTATTTTCACTTGTTATCGATGGTTGAGATGTATTCAGTGTCCTTGCAAGTCTACCTGGAGCATAATTTCCTGGTCCTGATCCCCTAGGTACTTGGTGACTGTGTGATGCAAGTTGTGCGGTTGATAAAGAAGCGTTAGCTGTTGTACCTCCAACATTTCCTGTTGATTGAACCGTTTCAGCTCCACCAGTAGATGCTAAAGCTTTGTTATTTGATTTACTTAAAACAGTTCTGTCAGCTAAATTTGGTACATTAAATGTTGAAGCACCATCACCAGATCCATAAGTTGTTCCTACGATTGCAAATAGTGCTGAGTAAGTTGATCTTGAAACTGCTGATCCATCACATTCTAAAAATCCAGTTGGCACTGAAGATGAGGACCATGGCACAATTGTTGCGGTAGGTATTCCCTCAATACCTGTAAGATTTGCTCCTGTAAAATCATATCTAGTTGCTTCGTAATTTGACATATTATTTCTCCATATAAGTCCAGCCAACATTTGAACCAGAATAAACTAATCCAAATCCAGCTCCCTCAGTGTTAACGACCAAGTCTGAGGATGCATTTGCTATTTTAGAACTGTTTCTACCTACAGTCAACGCATTAGAATCAAATGTAAATCTTGAATCTATAAAATGAACCTCATCACCAACTGCTGGTGATGCAGGAAGTGTTGCAGTAACAGCTCCACCATTTGTATCTACAAAAAGTTTTGCACCTGCTTGAATTGTTTCAGATGCAGTAATAGTTCTCCATTTTCTGTATTCAACAGCTTTTTCAACATTAGTTCCATCAGAATAAAGAACATAACAATTGCCCTCACAAAGTAAAACACCAGTTCCACTAACTGTTTTAAAAGTTAATGTAAAACCAGCATGGTCTGTGCCATCAACAACATTATAAACTTTTTCTATACTATTTGGAATAGTCACAGTTCTGTTTGCTGCTAATGTGCCTGTTAATTTTAAAGTTGCATTTCTAGCATTTGAAATAGTCTTATCAGTCATTACTAATGCAACATCTGAAGAGGCTACATCTATTGCTTGATATCCAGCAATCGCTTGTTGAACTAAATTTAAATTATTGTTTGTAAGGTCACCCCAAGTACCAGCGTTTTCGCCGGTTACCATAAGTTCAAGTTTTAAATCGCTTGAAAAACTACTTGACATAAAATTCTCCTAAATAATTACAATTATACATATATTACGCTGCCAAATCAACCTCTGACCAAGTATTTGATACTCCTAGGTCTATTTCAGACCATGAAGTAATACTAACTGCGCCAATACTTGATGTCAACGCTATGCCTGTAAGGTCAACTAATCCATTTGCAGTAATACTATCTTCTCCTAAAGCTGAAGTAATTGACAATCCTGTGACATCCACTTCTACACCTGGTACACCTACAGCTGCACCAATTGACATATTTGCTATATTTCCACTAGGTGATTCTGTTGTTGTTTGAACTAATGTGAAAGTGCCTAATGAAAATGAAGCTTGTATACCAGAAACATCTACTGGAGTTTTTAAACCACCAACCGTATTACCTTGAGATGATGTTATTGACTGTCCTGTGACACTTACATTTGCGTGTCCCTCAAAACTAAGAGTTCCAATTGTAAAATCAAGCTGATCTTCAGAAGCAAAAACAGTTATATCTTGATCTATTTGTAATGAAATGCTTCCTAATGTAAACGAAGCTTGAACACCACTTACAGCTGCATCGAAACTTGCAGATCCTGTAGCAGCTCCAATTGAAGAAGTTATTGTTTGACCAGTAGGGATTACAGAAAAATTATCTCCCCATGCAAATTCACCCCATTCAGCTCTACCCCAACCTTCTCCTGTTAAAGTAGATTCATCTACAGTAGCAGCTCCTATACTTGAAGTCATAGAAATACCAGAAGTAATTGCACCTATTCCCACTACGGCTTGACCAACAGCCATAGATTCTAAACTTCCAGTGACTAATACTAAAGCAGAAGTACCACCAACAGAGGTTCCTTGTGACGATGTTAATTCAATTCCAGTAACATTTACATCTGCATTTGCAGTGGTTGTGACTGAACCTTGGCTTGTAGTTATTGAAAGTCCTGATCCACCCCAGTCATTTGACCCCCAGGTAGATTGACCCCAATATTCAGAGCCTGGTGACTGTACTATAACTGTAATATCAGCCACTAGGCTCCTCCTTTAAATTAAGCTAATCTTAATATGGCAGCAGAAGTTGTGAACGCAGGAAATTGAATTGTAAAAGTTCCAGACGTTGCAGTTTTATCACCACCAAAATCTAAAACAGCTACAGCATCGGTTGTGTTAGAACCACCATCTGTAGTTGTGTTGTAAATTAAAGCTCCTCTTGCAGTAAGAGTTACGTTTTGAAAAGATAAATCAGCAAAATCAGTAATCGCTACTGAAGATGAAACTTTAACACCTTGATTTACTAAAGCACTTCCACCAGCTGAATAGTTTGATGAAGATACTTCATTAGCAGTTGCATAGTTTGTTGTTGATTTACCTAAAGTTGCAGAACTTGTGTACATCGCTAACTTGTAAGTGTCAGATGATGTATCAAAGTCATGCTTTCCTTGTAATAATTCTTTTTTAAAAGAATCACAGATTGCATTTGTTGTTATTGCCATAGTGGCCTCCTTATTAATTTGTGTTCGGAGAAGGACTAGGAATTTTTATTCTTGGAACCCCATCGTCATACTCCGCTCTTCTTCTTCTACCCATTTGTTGTAGGGCAAAATTTTGTACTTCCTCATTATACTTGGTTTCATACAACTTGTACATATCCATAGGGCCTTTTAAAAATCTAAAACATTCTGCAAGTACGCCATGCAGTAACATAGATTCTTGGTATTTTGCTAAATAAGTTTGATTAGTAGATGTAAATTCAGGAGGATCTTTAATATAATTAATTTGAACTGTATCAGCAGCAGCAGGAGTAGGTGCTACAATTATATTAATTTCATCCCAATTTGCATAATATTTTGGAACTCCTTGTGTGCCTGTCCCATTAAATTCAGATATAAAACTTGTATCTCTTTTTTCTAAAAAACTTCTATTACCACTTGAGTCAAGATGTTCTACAGATCTTAAAACTAAAACATCTGATGGCATTGATACAGCCCTATTTCCTGCAGTAAAAACTGATGTTGCATATTTTCTTAAATCATCATAATCAACTTTACCAGCTACATCTAATTCAACGTTTCTGATAAATTCTTGTATTTGTGAATCTGACAAAACGGTACTACTTACTTCTGTGTAGTTTCTTACTTGTGTTAAAAAATCTGAATGTGTAATTGCCATTAATATCCTCCTACTGCTAATTTAGGTTTTACTAATAAACCACCTTTCATTTTCTTTTGTGCTGGCATGCCTCTAATAGCTCCTTTACCTTTAGGATTAATTTTACCAGCTACTCTTGGGTTTATATCCATTTTATTTTGAAGATGTCCAGCTTCTACACTTTTTCCATAAAGTTTTTTAAAAGTTTTTGGATCAGACATAGATTTTAAATCTATGTTTAAAAAAGTTACACCTCTTCTTCTTCTTTCAGCAGCTTTTTTCTTATAAACAGGATCTTGTTCTTTTCTTTTTCTAGTTTGAAATCTTCTTTTTAATTTTCTATTATATTCTTTTCTATTTTTTATTCTCTCAATAAATTTTTCTGATGCTTTTTTACCACCCTGAGACAATGCTTCTTTAGCTTTACTTTTATCCCTAGTTATTAGTAATTTACCTGCTGTGGTTGCTATTCTATAAATCATTATGAAATACTAACCTCCACTTGACCTATTAATGATAACATTTTTCTTCTTCTGTTTTGTAATGATGGATCTTCTGGAACCATACTATGTATGATTGAAGTCTCTTCAACCCCATTAATAGTTCTTGTAATTTCAAAGTCTTGTGTTTTAAATGCAAAGTCACCAGGTAATGTTAAGTTGGCAACTCCTACTGAAGCTCCACCTGAATTGGTAATTGTAACATCGCTTGTATTAGTATTTATAAAAGGTTGTATTGGTTGTTGAAACTTCATGTTTCTTGAATTTTGTAAAGCTATCGCATCCGCAGTATGATGTCTTCTTCTAATTTGTGGATGTTTAGGTTCGAATTCAGATGTATGTACTAAAGATCCATTCCATTCTTTTACCATTTCAGTGTAAGGAAAAGCCATTCCAGATCTATCTGATATAGCTTGTGATCTTTTACCTGTTGCATATTTTGCCATATTATATTCCTTGTGGGTAAAAAGATTGAGGAGTAATAAATGTAGATGCTCTTTGACCATCTTCATCAAGAGCTCTTTTTAATTGATCCTCATAAATTAATTTATTTTGTTGTACTAATTGTGGTGCGTTTTTCATAGATAGATAGTATGCTAAACCTGCAACCATACATGGTAAAAATCTAAAAACCACATCAGCTTCATTTGTATAATTACCAGCATCTTCAATTCTTTTAATTACATAATATTTAAGAGTTGTATAAGTGTTTAAATCTGGTGCCTGATAAAGATATATTTTTGGAGTTGTTTCTCTTTCAACATAATATTGGGATGGTTGTCCTGTAGCTAATTTGTTAGGAAGTGCAGCATATGCAGATCTATCAATTTTTGTTAAAGATACATCTTGTGTGTTTGCGTTATTAGATCCTGCAGCAGTTGAGGATACAAAAGCTTCTAAAACATCACTTACTCCAGCACTAACACTATATTCAGCTTGACCAGAAACTAATGCGTTTTCATGAAGAGCCACTTTCCACAGGTGTATTCCTCTATTAGCCCATTCTGCAAATAATAAATTTAAACTTGTTCTAGCAGATTTTAAACTATGACCACTAGTTGTAGTCATACCACATCTTTCATAAGCTTCTTGTATTATTTCCTCTATTGATAGGTCAAAACTAGTAGTTCCTGAAGTCGCCATTATTATCCTTTTTACGGTTGTACAATTTCTTGGATTGTATCACTTTTTGACTAAATTTTGAAGACCTTAGACTTTTTGCTATATAATTTGGCCAAGACACGTTTTTTCTTCTTTTTTTCATCTCTTGCGCCTCTCAGTTTACCTTCAACTTGTTTTCTTATTTGACCTCTACTTATTGGCATATTAGTTTAATTTTTTCTTTTTAAGTTTTCTCATCATCATAGCTTTAGCTTTGGTATTCAAACTCTTTGCATAATCAGCTAATCCTCTTCTTGTTTTTCTCATTTCTCTTACAATTGGTTTTTTACCTTTTTTTCTTGCGCTAAGTATAACAAATTGTGTCATGTCTACAAGTTTTTGACCTTTAGCTCTTTGTGTATCCAATTTTTGTAAACCTTTCATAAATTTTTTATCTTTCAAAGATTTTCTATCGGGATCCATTTGTGGTGCTTTTTTATATAAAGCAGCTGTTTTTTTCATAGCTTCTTTTCTAAATTTTTTATAAGGTTTTGAAGCTACTGCTGCTCTTAATCCTTTTGTTAAAAGTCCACCAAGTAACATTTTTCTGTACATTATTTTTTAAATCCCTTCAGCATTTTGCCATAATATTTTTCATAACTTTTATTGCTTATATACTTTCCGTCTATTTCAGAAGTGATGTAACTACCAATGTATGGCTCTTCCTTCATTTTAGTGCCTGGTGCTTTTGATGTAGTTTCACTGAATGCTGCTCTACCCATTGCAGCTTTAAATTTAATCCTGTGTTTGATAGCCATGTTTCTCCTTTTTGCAGTTATACAACTTCTTAGATTGTATCACTTTTATTTTGTAAGTTCTAGACAAATAGATCTCTTGCATTTCCTAATATAGGTTTATATTTTGTTTTACCATCTTCTTTGAATGCATGTAAAAATGATGCTCTTGGTGTCCCTTCAATCCAGCTAGCATGAATCCATCCCGAGTTGGGTTCGCTGGGAGTATAAAACTCAAGAATCAATTGATCTGGTTCTAGATTATTTTTAATCCAATCAAAAAGTTCAACGTTGTCCACACCCGGACACTCGAAATCCGCCGCTTCTGCACGGGCATGTTGGCTGTTCGCTGAGCTGCCGATGGCTTGACACAAGATAGGACTACGGAACCCACTGGTCACCTTGACCCTTCCAAAATGGTCTCGGACCGGTTGAAGAATATTCTCACACAATGCTTTTAATTTTTCTATTTGATCAGCATTAGGATTATTATCTATGCCTTTACGTATCGCTGTGTCTGATTTAGTAAGCTCTAATAAGCTAAAGTTACGTGTCAAATTCATTTTTTCCTCCGTTGTTTTCAAAACTTAAATCTTCAGCATTATTTTTTTCTTCCATTTGATAAAACATATTATCTGTATCTTCAGTCACCATTGTTGTATCCTCTGCATCCCAGTAAGTATTTTGCACTTTATAGTCAGGCCAACTGTTATCAACAGTGTAGCTATTAACATGCCACAAAATACGATTATTAGGCTGAGCTGCAAAATTGCCGTTAGTAAGAGCCAATATGTGTGCACACTTATGTTCTTGAGGAATTTCAGAATGTTCCACGTCCAAGATATTAGTATCTGGATGGGCCCAATCAATAGTGAATAAATACTGTCCATGATAAAATCTTTTATCAATTCCCAAATATTTCCCATTTATACCATCCAACCAATCAAAACAATGAACACTAGGCCAATAACTAAAACTATTCCACAATTCCAATTCTTGTACTGCCATATCTGGTACATTTGATCTTTCAAATTTTTTTTGGAAAAAAGCTGAAATAGGTAATCGCCAATAACAAGCACCATTCGGTAACATAATGTTAAATAATAAAGCGCGACCTGAAATGGAAGTAAGACCAAAGACAACACAGTCACTACTTTGTTTTTTATATTTTTCGTCCATGTCATA